TAAGATTAACAGGAACAGTAGGACTATTACAGTCTTGAGCATTAGTGCTATTGGCTAATGTAAGATTCCAATAGGTGTTTTGGTTATATACCAATTCACCTGCAATAATCTGATTGTCAAACCCACTTACTTGTGTAAGTGTATTTTTATTAAATACAGCCATGATTTCTCCATTACTCGGTTATCAGGGAATGGAACTCCACTCACCCACGAATCATGTATTGTCTTATTGCTTTATTTTACTTCAATTTCTTGTTCTTGCTCTGCTTTAACAGGCATCCATTTGCCAACATATCCCATAGGTGCATTTATATAACGCACTTGCATTTCTATTGTTCCATCTGACTTTTGTAAATGACGAAACTCAGGCACACTATTAGGGTAAATTCTGCCTTTGTAATATTCTGTCATTATGTAGATTGATTGCCAGTTGTATTGGATTGAGTAAGTGTTTCAGGTGCTACATAAGTGGCAATTTCACCAAACTCACCAGCTTTTGCTCTTTCAAATAAATCACGACCATGAGGTTCAGGGTCAAAAGAAGTTGCATTAAATGGCAAATCTTCATTAATTTCTTCAAATCGAACTGTTAAATGAATTTGTTGCCCATCATCTGAATTCCAAATTGGGTCTTTAGCATATTTTAATGTAAACATATTTTTTCCTTAATTAAGACACACGACAAATTACAGTTTGGTAATTAGTTTCACCATAAAAAGGATTATAAGTGAAGCCTGCACCCATCCATTTCCAAGTGCCAGATAAATTGTTTGAACTTGTTGTTCCTGATCCACCACTACTAGGATTGGTTCCAACAGCACTACTACCAACCTGAGTAGCTGATGAACCAGCAGAATAATTTGATCCAGAAGAAAATGTAGCAGAACTTGGACTTCCAGCACTTGTGGGTATTGGACCGCCAAAAGCATAACTACCAACACTATTAAATGTAGGACAAGCAACCACTAAAGTTCCAGTAGAAGTAATTGTTCCACCTGATAATCCATTACCAGTAGCAACAGAAGTAACTGTGCCTGAACCGCCTGTGCCTGTAATAGTTACTGATCCAGTTGATGCTGATACTGATACTGTGCCAGCACCAGCAACAGATGTAACACCAGCATTAGTAAGGGTTACAGATGAACCTAATGCTACTGAACCACCACCACTCATGCCTGTGCCAGCAGTTACAGTAACAGCCGAATTTTGCAATCCAGTATTACTGGTTGCACCAGATGTATTTAAATTATTCGCTAGTTGCGATAGGTTAAAGGCTTGTGTCATTTATACTGCTCCTGTTCTTGCAAAAGTTTGTTGAACCATAATATTAGTAATTGTAGTAGGTGAATTAGTTAATGTATAGCTTCCAGTTGATGTTGTAAAATCTGTTCCTTGTTTAAAAAGAACTCCATTACTAAACAAATTAAAGGCATTAATATTAAAACTAAATGGGTAAATTGTTTGTCCTATTACTGTGAAAGCATCCACATTTACTGGTGTTCCATTGGCTACACCTAGATTATTAGGTGTCCATTGAATTATTTGTAAATCGCCAGATGCATTGCCAATAAATGTAATATCTTGTCCACTTATATCATAATCTTGGGCATTGACTATTGTTCCATTAAGGAATAATAACTCAAAACCAGTATTAAGGGTAAACCCTGATGCTGTATAAGTTGCTTGATTAGTCAAAGTTGCACTATTTCTGCTAAAAGATGTATATACCCCAGTTGAAGAATTGACTGATTTAAAGGATGTAATAGTAATAATATCGCCAATTGTAGCCCCTACTGATAAGGTTACTGTGCCAGTAGAGCCAGCTGTATCGGTATATTCAGATTCATCCAGTAAGCAACCATTTTTCATTACCCAACAATTATTTACAATATATCCAGCAGACCTAGTAACTGTAAATACAGTTTGCCCACTTGTAGCTGTAAAAATTTGTTGTGTATAGTTAAAATCATCAGGAGTTTCAAAACCTACAACTCGCCCATAAATATCAATAGTCAAATTTGCAACAGCAGAAGTTTTAGTATATGCCCCACCAAAATCTAAATATTGCTGAAGTGATGCAACAATATTTCCTTGATTATTATTGGTAATAGCAATTTCACCAGTTCCTACTGTGGTTGTTCCTGTTGCAATTAATTGCCCTGTTCTTTGGTCAAGATCAATATTGTTTGTGCCATCTGGCAAACCTAACCAAATTGAGGGGTCATATACAAGAGTTGATGTAGGAACAAAAGATCCTGTATTTGCCGCATAAGCCGCAAAGCCAGTAGAAAAACTAAATTTTCTACCAGTTCTGTTTGAATAAAGAAGATAAACTAATGCACCAGTTGAGCCAAAAGCTGATGGTGCTAGATACCATGTATAGTCTGCTGGGTCTGTGCTGACATCTGTACCAGAAGTATTGTGCAATCCATAGTAAGTTTTTCCTCTAGGATTTAAATTAAACCCTGTTCCTACAAGATCATTTGCATAAGCAACATTTAAATATTTAAGACTAAATTGATAAGTGCTTGGTCGCCATTGTAATAGTGTGCTATGAGGACTATAAATAGATGATGCAAGACTATTAACCATACGACTAAAGAAATACCAATTACCAGCTGGAATATTAGTTAAAGTTATATTTGGTAATAAAGTATTTATTCCCCAAGGATTTCCACTTGATTGTATTTCGCTTGTGCCAGCAAAATACATCTGTTCTTGTAAAGGATTGGCAAAAGCTGAATACCATACTTCAGCATATTGAGTAATACCAGAAGATGATGTTGTAACTTGTAATACAAAACTTGGATTAGTTGCAGTTGGATATTGTGCAATTATTATAGGTGCTTGTAATGTTCCAAAAAATGTAGGGTCGCCAATACCAGTATTAGGTGCTGGAGTAAATTGAGTTATGTTTGCATCATCATAAACTGCTGGATTATATTCAGATAAATTAAGCGAAGCATTAATCATGCCATCACCTAAAAATTCTTCAGTTACTTTATTTATTCTAAAGCCTTTAGCAGTCCATCCATAATTGGCATTTGTAATAGTTACAAGATCACCAGCTTCTAATTGAATGCCTGAATAATTAATTTTGCATTGAACTTGTAAATCTTCCCTAGCCGCTTTTAAAAAACGATTAGCTAATAATTGAACTCTAATATTATCATTAACAAAATAAAGGCTAATGCTTTGTTTATTAACTGGTTCATTTGCAAACAATAATGCTGGATCAATAGTCTGTAAATCATAAGTTACAGATGCAAAACTGTCTTGGGCTGAACCATCAGGATATTTACATTCCACAACATTAAATGTATTGCTTATATCAATTGGATTAATAGTAATGCTTGAAACCATATTACTATCATTTAAATCCATTACATAATCAATTGATGGGCTTTGAACAACAACTGCCCATAAAGCATTTATTTCATTGTATCTAATTAAACAATCGCATGAACTAGCCATTAATTGAAAGTTTTGCATTATGGTTAATGTAGTATCAACAACACCATCAAATTTAAACCTAGGCAATGTAGCAGTTCCACCACTATAAGGTGTATAAGTTATTAATTCATTTCCATAAGCATTTAAAGCATCTATTGATGCTGTATCTACTTGACTAGGTTTTAATGCCGCCCCATATCTAGTTGATGTCATATAGTCATATATGCAATCCCCTATATCAGTTCTTTCATTAATAATTTGAAATCTTGTTTGTTGAAGATTTGTAACGCTGGCTGATTGACTGTAATGCAAATGTATAATTGCAAAAGAACAATTAGACATTAATTTATATTCATCCCATTGATATACAAGATTATTAGCTTGCATAATTTCAATAGCTGTATAAGGTGAATTTACAGGACTATTAGAGCCATTGTTATACAAATAAATCTGTATTCTTCCAGCAACAGCAGTATCAGTTACATCAGTTGATGCATCATATAAAGATGCAACTGTGTATCCATCACCTTCAAAATTAACTAATTTTCCACCATAATAAATATTGCCAAAACTAATTACATCAGGAGTTCCACCATTTTCTGTATTTGTTACTTCAGATAATGCTATAGCAAAATATAGGTCTT